GGCGAACTGCCCGGTCTTCAGGTTCCAGATCTCCCACAGGCACACGCAGGCCTCATCGCCACTGGCCGTGGCCTGGCCGGCGCTGCCCGTCGAGTAGGCGTCCGCGTCGCTGTCGGTGATCTTGCCGGCGTCCTTCTCGGTGTCGGTCGGGCGGACGTTGTAGAACTTGGTGGCGCTGCCCAGCCGCTCGGCGTGCTCGGGGTACGCGGCCTTGGCATCGGCCAGCGGCATGAAGATGCGCTGGGCGTTCCACGGGCTGTTCACGTAGTCGCGCAGGCACGGTAGGGACACGGCGCACTGCATGTCCTCGGCGCGAACGAAGTCCAGCACGAGGGCACTGGAGATCACCGTCTCCACGCCCTGCTCCAGGCTGGCCATCTGCTGCTCGTAGATGGCGCGCAGCTCGTCCGGGTTCGGGGCATCGCCTTCGGCCAGCTGGCGCTCGGTGTCCCCAAGCGAGGCGATCTGGGCGCGCAGCGTACCGATCTGCTGGTCGGTGGCCGGGTCGCGGTCGGTCTCGCGGTGCCAAGCAGCCTTGAACCAGCCAACGCCCACGCTCAGGCCCGAGCGCACGAAGGGATCGGCCACCGCCTTCAGCCGGCCCTTCTTCCACAGCGAGTCGATGACGATCTCGAGCGTGCGCGACAGCATCTTCGCGTCTTCGGTGCGGCTGGACCCGGCACTGTCGGCTGGCTGGACGCTGGTCTCCGGGTTCCGTGCGTACAGGAAGCCCGTCAGGATGTTCACGTAGGTGGCAGCGATCGGCACCGAAACGTCGAAGACCTGGGGGTCCGAAGAGCCGCGGCAGTAGCGCCGGTCCCGCGCGTAGCCCTTGCGGGCATCCTTGTCGAACTCACGGGCGAACTCGATCCGCTTGTGCCAGGCGGCTACGTCAGCCTCTTCCTGCAGGATGCGCTCGGCCTCGGCCGCCCGCTCCTGCTCGGCCATCGCGTCAGCGTCCAGCGCATCGGCGAAGGCGAATTCATTGGTCTCGGGCGTCACAGGTTGTTTCTCCTACGGGCAGCGACGTCGTTCTCGTCATCCGGCCGGGATTCCAGCCATCTGCGGGTATGGGGCACCAGGGGCGCATTGCGTTCAACGGACGTCCGCTCTCGGGCGCTGCTCACCGCCGGGAACCTGGTGTGGATGAAGTAGCCGATGGCATCCGGGCCATGGTCGAAGCCGGTCGTCTTGTCGGGCATGCCGTTGGCGTCGTACGCCTGCTTTTCCAGCGCCTCGGCCAGCTTCGGGCAGCCATAGGGGTTCACCAGCAGGCGACGCTTTCCCTTGGCGTTGCAGAGCATGGCGTTGACGCTGACCACGCGCGCGCGGATGCGGGGGTTGGCTGCCGGCACGCGAAGGGTGAAGCCGGCGGCACGCAACAGACCAAGATCAGAGATGCTGGCGTTGTTGGTGTGGGCGCTGCCACCGCTGGCATCCGGGTATACCGTGATCCGCCGATCGGGAAACCGCTCCTTCAGCGCCTGGATCATGGCCGGCGTGTCACGAATCCCGGTCAGCTCCTCCAGCGCCAGCGGCTGGTCTGTGCGGATCACGCAGACGACGGCCGTCATGTTCATGACGTTGAAGTCCATTCCCACATGCAGCGGCTCGTCATCGTCGATGGTTGCCGAGGTGCCATTGAGTTTGCGGCTGTAGGTGCCATAGACCGAACCGCTGGTCAGGTTGACGAAGAGCCCCTCGATGTACGCCTGCACCAACTGCGCCGGATATGTCTCGAACAGGGACGAGATGTAGTCGTCCGGAAGGTTCGCCTCGTTGTCGTAGGTGCTGGCATGCACCAGGCCGTAGAGCGCGGCCTTCGCCGGCTGCTCGCTCGGCAGCTGTTGGAACTGCTCGTAGACGAAGTTGAACCCCTCGGGGGTCGTGGTCACGTCGATGCCGTTCTGCAGGCCGGCAGCCTTCACGCGCAGACGGGCGATGATCTTCCGCCAGGCGTCATGGGCCTTGCGCTTGTTCAGCGTATCGATCTCATCGACCAAGGCACGCCCGATCTTGAACCCCACGATACTGGCCGGCTTGTCCATCGACCGGCAGATGACCGTGCCGCGGTACTGCCGCCCCGCGTACAGGTGCACTTCCTTGTTCGACTCGGTGATGTCGGTGCGCAGCCCCCAATCGTGGGCGACCTCCTCGATGGTCGGATAGAAGATGTCGCGGATCTGAGGGTATGTGGGCGCGAAGTAGCCGGCCGGCACGCGCGGGTGCTCCCACATGTGCTTGCACAGCGACCCGCAGCCGACCCACGTCTTGCCAGAGCCGAAGCCGCCCACGAAGGCACGGAACTTGTTAGGCATCTGGAGGAAGGAAGCCTGGGGCTCGTTAAGCCTGGGCATGCTTTCTACCGCTGACCACTTCAACTCGCACAGTGGCCGGCGTGGGTGTGTCGTCCACGTCCGGATCTCGGTCAAGCCCGGCCAGCTTGGCCTTGCCCATCGTGGCTTGGACCATTGCCGCAGCCTGCTCCTTCCCTCTGGCGACGCCGCGCGCCTCCTCCAGCTCAGCCAGCAGGCTGGCGATGGTCACGCCATGAGCTGTCTGGACAGCTGCACGCAGCTCATCGAGCCTTGCGGCGATCTTGCGGTTGTCGAGCAGTTCCTTGGCCGAGCGGTTCACCGTCTCCGGCTTCATGGCCTTGGCGTTGTAACTGAGCCGGTATGCCTCGCTGGCGTTGCCGGTCTCCTGATACCGCTGGCAGAAGGCCTCCTGCTTCGGGGTCAGGGCTCCCATGCCGCCACACCTACGACGCACGGGCCAAAATCGGCAGTTCCCAGGGTGCAAAGGTCGGCGCCATCCGAGACGCCCGCCGCAAGGCGGCTGCCCTGTGCTGCCTGCACGCTGTTGTCGACACCTGCGTGCTGGTCGCCCCGGTACTCTTCGGCGCCCCGGGTGGCGCCCTCACGGGTGTTCCAAAACGGGAGCGGCTCGCGGGTGATGCCCGCCACGGTGCCATCCGCCCTCACGACCGAAGCGTGCAGGTCGGACAGGGCGTGAAGTCGGGTGCGGAACGTCTGGCGGTCGCTCATGACCCCATTACGCCCTGGCTGTGCAGAGGTTCAACGGAGGGTGCTGGCTTCTGCCGCGGCACTTGCTCTGGCGCGAAGCCAGATGGCACAGCGCCTCGGCGAAGGCGCCGTGGAATCCCCAAAGGTCGAACTGCTCTGGGACGTCCCTCAGCTCTCGCCCCATCTCTGCAAAGTGGAACGCCAGGTCCTCGGCGATGTCCTCCACCCCCGGGCATCCCGAGATGCTGCCGTCGCTGTGCCGGCCCGCGTACTCGCACACGAACCAATCCGCGTGGCTGCTGGCCATAGTGTCGGCACTGACCGATTCACTGCGCAGAGCGTAGACCCGACCGTCCGGGTCGGCGAACACGACAGTGCTGCAGCTCCTGGCCCGGCGGACTTCCTTCACCTTTGCGAGCGCACGCTCGGCCACCCGCTGCACATCGGCCTTCACCGTCACCACCCCTACAGGCAGGGCCGGCCGATGGAACTGACGGTGAGGCGCCTTGTCCATGGTGCTGGACCGACGGGCTCGATCAACGGATTGGAGGCGTGCAGTGCTCATAGGTCACCCTGCCCTCTGTGTGTACTTGCGAGCTGCTCGGCCAGCGGCATAGCGCATGGATCCATGCTTGCCAGCGAAGCGAACGGTGCCGCTGATGGTCATTTGGCCAAGGGCGCTGGTCAGCCTCTTCCTGTCCGGGCCTCGCGCACCCATACCGTCGGCCACGTCGCCGGCGAAGTGCCAGCCCGGGTTGTCGGCCAGCCACTGCCTGATCTGTGCGGCGCGGGTCATGCGGCCTCCAGCGTGATTTCCAGACGAGGATTCGCCCGGTCCAGCCCAGCGCGGCGGATGCTCAGCTCCACGATCTGGCTGTCGTCCTCGTAGACCCCCGCGTGGGCCAGCGCGTCCAGCGGGGCTTTCAGCAGGTTGTCCACGTCCCGGCGGCGGTTGTCCGGAACCCACGCCTCGATACGGACGGCGACCTGAGCCTGGCCGAACCGCTCCGCAGCAATCGCCGCGGCGACGGCTCGGACGCGGTATTCCCGACCATGGGCCGAGATCAACATGCGGCCGCGGAAGGTGCGCCAGTAGGTGTTGACCGAGGGTGGCCACGGGAGGATCAGCAGGCTCATGCCGCCAACCTCCCCTGCCCGTTGAGCCTGGCCAGTGTCACCGCCAGCGCGTCGATCTCGTCCATCTTCATGACGGTCCACATCACCCGGCGGCCATGCAGGCCGTTGGCGCTGCCCTGGTGGCAGTCCTTGCACAGGGCGACCACCGTGAAGTGCTGGCCCTGCTTGATGTGGTGGGCATCGGACGGCGCCGGGGCGTCGCAGACTGAGCACGGCAGCCACTTCACCGCTTCGATGTGGGCGGACTCGGCCGCGGTGAAGGCCTTGGAGTTCTTCGTCCTCATGGCGAGGCCATCCAGAACCCATACGCGGCACAGGCCGCGATGCCGAGCCCGAGGCTCCAGAAGGCGCCGGTGAAGTACATCACCCACGCTACCCATGCCTGCCAGTCCTTGAAGTTGTCGAGCGGGTTGCGGCCGTCGAGCACGCGGTCCACGAGCCACAGCAAGCCCCGAAACGCCGGAATAGTCACTCCGAAGAAAATCAGCGGGAACGCTGCGATGCTGAGAACATCCAGAATGACCGCCATCACGCAGCCCTCCGCACCGGCCCGAAGTCGGCCATCTCGTCCTGCGCGCGGGCGGACCACCTCACGCCACGCTCGGCGCCAAAGGCGTGCACGAACTCCAGCAGCTCGCCCATCTTCCGGCGGGTGTACTGGCTGGTCCGGGCGCCGAGCATGACCGTGCCGCCGCCGATGCCCTGGGCCTGCTTCGTCTCCTGCTCGAACGCTGCGGTCAGAACGGCCTTCCAGCTGTCGGTGTCCATCAGGCCAATCTTCCATTCGCCGCCCTTGGTGTGCGGCCATTCGACCTGGCGCGCGATGTCGGCCAGCGTCGCCCACATGCAGGCGTTCGAATCCAGCGTGCGCTTCGGCTCCCGGACCTCGACGTCGAAGTCTTCGCCGTCCAGCGCCCGGCGGCGGATCTCGGCCACGGCCCCGTCTATCACCAGAGGCAGGCGGGGGTTGTCCCGGCGTGCTGCGAATAGGCGCTTGCCGGTCATCGCGTGGTCCTTGCCATGAAGTAGCAAGCAAGCGCGCATGCGGAACAGAACGAGGCCGAAGCTATGTTCACCACACTGCCGGCGAGCGCCCAAGGGAGGTTGATTGCGACCATCAGCAAGCAAAACCACACAGGCAAGTACCTTTTCATGCCGCCCTCTCCCTCTTGATCTCGCTGTCTCGTTCGTCCCAGCCGGCCTGCCATGCCTTGCGCAGCTCGTGGCCGTCTGGACCCATTTCGTACATCGGGACCGACTCCCGGCCCTTAGCGGCCTCGCGCATCCATCGGCCGGCTTGGTGTGCGTTGCGCTTTTCGTCAATGCCGGCCATGCCGCAACCTCGCCACTTCCACGATCGATTCGGCAGTGATGTGCGACACGCGGTAGACCGCCATCACGTCAGCGACAACCTGGCGAGTGGTGAGCGCGAGCATCGCGGTAGGGATCCCGTCGGCCAGCCTCTGGAGCTTCTGGATGTTCATCGCCGGCCTCCGACCTTTCGGCCTGACCTCAGGCCCCAGCCCAGCTCGGCTGCTGCCGCCTCGACGCGCTCGGGGTTCGCGGGGATCGGAACTTTGGCCAGCACCAGCTGCTCGCGCGGCGGCATCGCCTCAAGCAGATCAGCCGGCGTCGGCCACGTCTTGCGCTGGCGGCAGAGCACGGCGAACCCGCGCTTGAACCGCGGCGCGTCGAGCTGGGCGTCGTACTGCCGGCCCTCAGTGATTGCCTCCAGCCAGACGGCGGCGGTCAGCTGGATGACCTCCGCTGCCGGCGTACGCTCCAGGCCTAAGCACATCAAGCGCTTCAGCCCCTCCGAAATTTCCCGTTTGATCCAGTCCGCCATTTCCGAAATCCTCCAATGCGATCAAGCCCTGCGCCGTTTTCCCGATCTGCTGGACGTTCCCCGGCCCAGCACGAGCGCCGCGCGGCGCGTCGGCACGGCGGATCCAGTTGCGCCAGGTGCTGTGCCAGTTCGCCTTTCGCCCCTTGGCGCCAGCGACGCCGTGCCAGTAGTCGCGGAACTTCTCAGCCTCCGCGCGCCAGTCGACCTCGGGGCGTTCGGCAATCGCGAAATCGATGTCCTCGGCAGAAGGCGCCCATCCGTCGGGGAGTCGTGAGCCGTTCGGCGAACGCCTCGCTCCTGCTTTTTGCTCTTCTGTTTGGTTACTGGTGTCTGGTGTCTGGAGAGCATTGCCTTCGCTATGCGCTTGCATTGCGTCCGCATTGCGACCGCATTCCGAAGGCATTGCATCCCTGCTCCACCGGGCATTCGCACTGGCGCGGGCCTTGTCCTGCTTGGCCTGGTAGCGCTCGATCTCTTCGTCGGCGCGCTTGTTGTGCCAGCCGTCAGCCTCCTGCACGAAGAACTCGGCCAGCACCACCTCTACCGCTTCGATCTCTTCCGGGGAGCGGGCGCCGGCCAGGCGCGCTACTTGACGAACCTCGACCGGAAGCGGCTCTTCCTGCAGGTAGTACCGGCGCAGCAGGCGCGAGTAGATCGCGTCCTCCAACAGCGACAGGTGGGCCGTCGCTGCTGCGTAGTCGCCGATGTGGTGCTCGTAGTAGTTCATG